GATGGTTCAGTAGCTTGGATCAAAGGAGATAGTTCTGGTAATTTAACTTTTGCTGCTGATGTTACCGTTGGTGATGATTTAAATTTAACAACAGATTCTGCAGTTATAAATTTTGGTGCAGACTCAGATACAATTTTAACCCACACAGATGGCACAGGATTAACTTTAAACTCTACAAACAAATTATGTTTTAATGACGCTAGTCAATTCATACAAGGTACTAGTGCAACAGTATTATCTTTAGGTGCAACGGATGAAATAGATTTAACAGCAACTGCAATAGATATTAATGGTACGTGCGATATAAGTGGAACTTTTTCACTTGCTGGCACTAATGTTACTTCAACTGCTGCAGAATTAAATAAATTAGATGGTGTTGGAACTTTAAAAGAAGCTGGTAAAGAAACTATTTGGATTCCTTCAAATGCAATGACACCAACTACTTCAAACGGTGCTGCAAGAGCTACTGTTGAAACAACTTCTGGCAGACCTGATATGGAAGTTTTAGATTTTGATAAAGATTCTGATGAATTTGCTCAATTTGCTGTAGCGTTTCCTAAATCATATAATTTAGGTACAATTACTTTTCAATGTTTTTGGTCTGGTTTAGCAGCTACTACAGGTGTTGCTATATCATTACAAGGTGTTGCAATGAATGATAATGAAACTATTGATGTTGCTTATGGAACAGCTGTAGTTGTTACAGATGATGCACAGGGAGCTGTTGAAGAATTATTAGTTACTGCTGAAAGTGGAGCGGTTACAATTGCAGGGACTGTAGCAGACAATGATCTTTGTTATTTTAGAGTAGGTAGAGATGTATCTGATGGTAATGATGATATGGCAGGCGACATGAGATTACATGGTATTAAAATATTCTTTACAACAGACGCAGCTAATGATGCATAAAAAATTTAATTATGAGAGATTTAAATAATAAACTTATATCAAGTAAAAATACAAAAAATATAAACAGAAAAAAAGTTAAAGGTTTTGGTTACCAAATTTTAGGTTTTGGTTCAGGTGCTGGTGCAGCAGCAGCAGTTCCGTATGAAATAGATTTTTTAGTTATTGCTGGCGGCGGCGGTGGTGGTTCTAATATGAACCCTGCTAATGTAGGTGCTTTTGCTGGCGGCGGTGGCGGAGCCGGAGGATTTAGAACTCTAAGTGACCAAGAAGTAAATCCAGGTACACAAATTACAGTTACAGTAGGTGCTGGTGCAGGAGGAAGAACTAATGCTGCCGGTACACAATCTGTTCCAGGTGCAGATTCATCTATAGCTTCAGCAGATTTTTCAACATTTACATCAGCAGGCGGAGGCACTGGAGGCACTGGTAACAGAACCGCTCCTTCTTCTCCAGGCACACAACACTTTAATGGTGGTTCTGGTGGTGGCGGCGGCGGATCAGACGTTTCTGGAGGCGCTGGTAATACACCTTCAGTTTCTCCATCACAAGGTAATAATGGTGGATCTGGCGCAGCAGGAAACTACGGTTCGGGAGGCGGTGGTGGAGCCGGCGCAGTAGGCGGTAATTCATCAACTCCAGCTGCAGGTTCTGGAGGAGCTGGCACAGCAAATTCAATTACAGGTGCATCTGTTACAAGAGCAGGTGGAGGCGGTGGCGGAGGCCCTGCTCCTGTATCAAGTGCAGGTTTAGGTGCTGGTGGATCAGGAGGTGGTGCTGCAGGTACAGTTCCTCCTAATGTTTCTAATAATGCAACCGCTAATACAGGTGGCGGTGGCGGTGGAGCAGGAGGTCACTCTCAATCTACGGTTAGACTAGGTGGTACTGGTGGTTCTGGTGTTGTAATTTTAAGTGTTCCAACTGCAAATTATACAGCAACAACAACTGGTTCTCCAACAGAATCAACTACAGGAGATTTTACAATTTTAACATTTACAGGTAGTGGGACCTACACACCATAATGGCACATTTTGCAAAATTAGATGAGAATAATATTGTAACACAAGTTGTTGTTGTTAAAAATAATCAATGTCTAGATTCAGAAGGAAATGAATCAGAAAGTCATGGTCAAAGTTTTTTACAAAATCTTTATGGTGAACCTAATTCAATTTGGAAACAATGTTCTTATAATACTGTTCATGGTTTACATACTGACGGTGGAACTGCATTTAGAGGAAATTTTCCAACCGTTGGTTATGTTTATGATGCAACATTAGATGTTTTTTACACAGCTAAAGAACACGCTTCTTGGACACTACACACCGAAGATGCTACAGGATTATTTAATAAATATGAGTGGAAACCTCCTGTTGCTGCTCCTACAACACATGAAAATGATAGTGGTGTTATGTATGATGTTGAATGGGATGAAGCTAATAAAAGATGGACAGCTTATTTAATAGATGACAATGAAACTCAATATGTTTGGAATACCTCAAATTCAACTTGGGATACTTTATAATAATTGACTTTGTAATAAAATTTTAATATATTTAAAATTAATGAAAGACAGAAAAGCTACAGTTTCTGGAATATTTCCAACACCTGTATATATTACACAGTTAAACAGAAAATTTATTGACAAAGAAAATAAATTTATAGATAAAATCTATAAAAAAGATAATTATAAAAATGAAGGAAACCTTACTTCTAATGACACTTATATTCTTAATAGTAGACCTTTCAATATTTTAAAAAAAGAATTAAATAAAATAATTAAAGATTATTGCAATAAAGTTTTATCTACCTCAAACAACATAGAACCTTACATAACTCAATCTTGGTTAAACTATACTAAAGAGGGGCAGTATCATCATAAACACGCTCATCCAAATTCAATAATATCAGGTGTTCTTTATATCAATGCAGATAAAGATAATGATAAAATTTTCTTTTTTAAAGAAAAATATGAATTATTTAGACCAGAAATAAAAGAATATAATATTTGGAATTCTGAATCTTGGTTTTTTCCAATAAAAACAGGAGATGTAATCTTATTTCCATCCTCATTAACCCACATGGTAAAAACTAAAGAAGGAACTAACACTAGAATTAGTTTATCCTTTAATGTATTTTTTAAAGGAACGATAGGTTCTTATCGCGATTTAACAGAATTGATTATATAGATATGTATCAAGACGTAGATTATTGGCATTGGAAAACAAATCTATTAAAAAAAGATTTAATAAAATTAAATAAATTTATTGATTCAAACTTTGATTTATATGAAGATAAACAAACTTCAGCAGAAAATGTAATTAAAACATCTGTAGTTAAAATAATATCTTATCAAAAAATAAAAAAGTTTTTACAACCAATTATTGAATCTTGTCAACAAACTGCCAGTGAACAATTTGGTTATGATGTGAATAAAGTATATGATGCAGATGGTTGTCATTTAAACATATATAAAAGTTCTGATTCTGCAGAATACAATTGGCATATGGATGCTTCCCCACTTCCACATATGGATATTAAACTTACAATTTTAATTAACTTATCTACTAAAAAATATGAAGGTGGTAGTTTTTTTATTTTTAAAGGTAAAGAAGAACATATTAAAGAATTAGATGAACCAGGTAATATATTAATGTTAAAATCTTATTTATTACATAAGGTTACTCCTGTTACTAAAGGAGAAAGAAGAACTTTAACTGTGTTTTTAAAAGGACCATCACTTAGATGAAAAATATATATTTTATATCAGGATTTCCGAGAGCAGGTAATACAGTATTAACTTCTGTATTAAATCAAAACCCTAAAATTAAAGCTACTGCACATTCAATTTTACCAGATGTTATTCAACAGTTAGATAATATTAAAAAATTAAATATCTATAAAAATTTTCCAGATGAAAAATCTTTTGATAACTTAATAGAAAAAACATTTACTAATTATTACGACCAATGGAATGCTGATTATATTATTGAAAGAGGAGATTGGATAACTCCATATAATTTAAAATTATTACAAAAATATTTTAAAAATAATAAAATAAAAATTGTTATTTTAGTAAGAGATGTTTTAGATATATTGGGTTCTATGTTAAATGTGTGTAGAAGAAATGCCGAATTTTATATAAACAGGCAGTATGAATTTTCTGATAAAAGCACAGTAATTTTTGAAAAGAAAGAAGAATTAGCTGAAATTATTATGCATAGAGATAATTATATCTACACTGTTTTATATTCAATTAACAATTTATTAAAAGAAAATACTTTTAAAGATTATATTTTTGTTGAATATAATGATTTAGTTTCTAAACCAGATATTACATTAAAAAACATATACAATTTTTTTGACATAAAACATTTTAAACATGATTTTAATAATGTTAAAGAATTTGAAGTTAATGGAATTAAATATGAAGATAGTGTTTTTGGTGGCAAATTACATAAACTTAAAACAGGAAAACTTGAGAGACAAGAATATCAAATAAAAGTCCCACAAAGAGTTGTTGATAAATATTCAGGTTTAGAAATGTGGAGAAAAATTAATAATGAAAAATAAATTACAAGATTATGTTTTAAAAATAGATAATTTTTTAACTAAAGATCTATGTAAAAAAACTGTAACACAATTAAAAAAAGTAGAATGGACTAAACATTATTTTGGCACATCTATTGAAGAAAAAATATATCTTTCAGGAGATAAAGAATTAGAAGTTAGCCACGACATAATATCAAACAAAAAAGAAATAATGAATAAACTACATTCAGCCATACAAAAATATTTAACTTATTTAAATTTTGATTGGTATACCTCATGGTCTGGTTATTCTGATATAAGATTTAATAAATATGTTAAAAATAGAGTTATGGCTAAACATTGTGACCACATAACTTCTATGTTTGACGGAACAAGAAGGGGTATTCCAACTTTAAGTTGTCTCGGTACTTTAAATGATAACTACACAGGAGGTGAATTTATTTTACTTGACAATAAACACATAGAATTAAAAGCAGGAGAACTGTTAATTTTTCCTTCTAATTTTATGTATCCTCATGAAGTAAAACCAGTAACAAAAGGAACTAGGTATTCTTACATATCTTGGGTTTTTTAACTTACTGTTCTTCTATAATTAAATAAAATAAACAAAAAGTAATACTATCATTTAACTTTTCTATAATATAATATATTGCAATGCTACAAAAAGTAAAATTTGCACCTGGATTTAATAAACAAGTTACGGCTACTGAAGGTGAAGGCCAATGGGTTACCGGAGATAATGTTAGATTTAGGTATGGTTATCCAGAAAAAATAGGTGGTTGGTCACAATTAGGATCAGTTGACATTACAGGACGTAATACAGCTATTCACCATTTTATAAATACATCAGGAATTAAATATGCAGTCCTTGGTACAAACAGAATACTGTACGCTTATTCTGGTGGTATCTTTTATGACATACATCCTATTAAAACGACAACAACTTTAACAAGTGCATTTTCTACAACTAATGGATCTGCAACTGTTACAATAACTTTTGCATCCGATCATGGTATAAATAAGGGTGATATTATACTACTAGATAATTTTTCATCTATTACTAATTCTAATTTTGTAGCTTCAAATTTTAACGACAATAAATTTCAAGTAACAAGTATACCAACAACAACTACCTTAACACTTACAATGGCATCAAACGAATCTGGATCAGGTGCAACTACTTCTGGTGGTATTCGTGTTAAACATTATTATCCAGTCGGAGTAGCCTTAGAGGTTGCATCAACTGGTTGGGGACTTGGTTCATGGG